GGTGATCTTTACCTGATTATGCAGTATTCTGTTGTCTTTAATTGCCTCTTTGTATGCATTTGTTGTCGGAATCACGAAATCACCTCTGTATAATGTCTACTGATACACTTTTGTAATAAAAAGTATCATCTATCCATCCTAATTGTTCCTTTGATAAAGTCCCTCTGTATGACTGTAGAGTTACATCTATACCATCATCGTGAAATGAAAATGGGAAATACCCCGGAACCAAAGTATTTTTTATCAATACTTCCTGTTGTTCCGTAAGTATTCCCCATTTAATTGATATTGTTTTCTTTTCTGCTACCGGATCACCGACCATATATCCTGCCAGTGTCCGCCCAGTGTCGGAAGTCCATATAATCTCATCGTTTACCGATAAGCTCACTGGTGCAGGGAGAACGATGCTCCCTGACCATAATATTTTTCTTTCTTCCATCAGTCTATCCTCACTGTATTGTATCTAATGTCCATAACCTCCTGCGCTGCCTTGTTGGCTCTGGCAATTTGTGTTCCATCAAGATAAAAGCCCATATCGGATAAAGCTGCAATAATTCTCATGACTGCACGGTTGATGATACGTTCAAAATCATCACGGGTAATGCCTGTTCCAGCCACTGCATTTACTGCTTCCATTGCCATTTCCCTTAATTTATTTTCCGGGGCAACAATTTCTCCATAATGTCTGTTGTCACCGATCATGGCCAGCCGCGGCGTATTCTTTTCCACGTATCCTCCTTCAGCCAGATGCGGAATGGTCGGTACTCTTGGAAGAGATAAACCATAGTGTCCGTAATGTCTGGTTCCGGTAATCGGATTTGTAAAATCGTAGCTGAAGGAAAATGCGCTTTCAATGGCAGACAGTCCGGAATTCAATTTGTCCATCAAACTGTTTATAATGTCAATCACTGCATTCAGAGGAGTTTTGGCAAGAGAAATCAAACTGTCAAAAACGCCTCCGAATATATCCTTGATTCCATTCCATGCCCGCTCCCAGTTTCCGGAAAACACACCAGTTATAAAATCTATGATGCCGTTAAATACCTTTTTGACATTTCCCCAGATACGTTTTGTCGTACCCAGAAATGTATTGAGTACCTGCCCAAACACCCCAAAACTCTGAGACCAGTCTGTAGCAAATACACCTTTTATAAAATCCATAAATGGTGTAAAGATATATTTCTGTAGAAAGTCAAATACGGATCCGGCAATTGTCTGAAATCCCTCCAGAATCTGTCCAATCCCATCCCAACACAGGCTGAAATCATCTGTAAACGCGCCTGTACAAAAATCCAGGAAGCCTCCCAGAATATCTGAAATTCCTTTAAACACATCACCAGCAACCGCAAGAAGATCAAGAATGATCTCTCCGATTCCCGCAATGATCGGCCCCAGTACCGGCATGATTGTATTTACAATCCACTCTACAAAAGGAACCAAAGCCGTTTCCCATAAAGCTTTTAGATTATCAAAAATCTTTCCCAGCAGATCAGCAATCCCATTAAGTGCAGGCTGAACATGTTCTGCCCATACCGTACTGAATTTTTCTGCCAGATAATCCAATACCGGCGCAATATACAGATTGTATGCATCTGTAATAGTTCCGACAATGTCAGAGATTCCTTTCGCCAAAGAATCAAAGAACGGTTTTAAATGCTCATCATACACCTGGTTCAGCTTTTCAAAAGTTTGTACAACCGATGTATGCACCGCATCAAATACCACACGCACCTGCGATAATACTGATTCCAGGGCAGCCTTGATCTTATCTGTATTCTGGGTTATAGGTGTTACAACAAGCCCCAGGAAGTCTCTGCTGAACTTCCCTCCAAGATCAAGAACACTAAGAAAGCCATCAGAAAACACACCTATAATATCCGCTGTAATTCCCTTGGCATCCTCACCGGAAAATATATCAAAGATATCCGCACATGCTACTGCAAAATCACCTGCAAGCTCTGCAATCTCTCCGGATACATCAAACAGGGAAATAATCCTCTTCTGAATATAGGTCTTGCTTTTCTTCAGATATTTTTCAAATCCGCCAATCAGGTTATCTGCTGCCGTCAGACCGATTCTTGCCGTTGCGCCTACAATCTTTCCCAACGCTTCCGCAATTTTATCCGCACACCGGTTAGCAGCCTCAATCAGCTTAGGATCTGTAAATATCTCATTTAAAGTCTTACGGATATTTTCAAGACTTTTCTGGATGGAGGCAATCTTACTTTCTGAATCCCCGAACCCAATCTGAAATCCTTTCTTAAAAAGATCCGCAAGCTCTTTGCAGCGTTGGATTAAAGCCGATACACTTTTATCAACCTTGTCAATCACCGTCTCTCCCTGAGAAAGACTACCAAAATCCACAGCGCTTCCGCCGGTTCCGGCATTTCCTCCGCCTGAAGGTCCCGAAGAATCAGAACCACTGTCCTCTGAACTATCATCCAGCCGATTGATCTGGTCGAATCCCATCAGAGCCCGCATTTCTTTTGCGGCTTTCTTGGCCGACTTCGCAACACCATTGTTTGAAGAAGCCATATTGTCAGCTGCTGCCGAGGCGCTTTCCATTCCGGTACTTGCATTTGCCGCCGCAGTTCCCATATCTGCAATCTGACTTCCTGCAGAAGAATCTCCGCTCTTTTTGCCTGTGATCAGTTCTGTAAAAGCCTTAAAGGCATTGGCCAGAGTTGCCAGTTTCCCGATCAGCGTGTTTACTACCTTGATAATCGGCGTAAACAGATTAATCAGCCCCTGGCCGATCGTTGCCTTTAAACTGTCAATCTGTAATTTCAGTATGCGAACCTGGTTCGCCCAGGAATCCGAGGTACGTGCGAAATCCCCGGAAGCTGCTGAAAGCTGATTCTGTACAAACTGATACCGGAGAGCAACCTTTTCTGCCTCTGACATAGCCTGAGAGGTCTTCCCGAATCCATTTGCCAGCGCATAAGCATCCAAGGCACTCTGAGTCATAACAACCCCAAGTTCCTTCAGGGATTCCGTCTCTCCAGTAAACACGGATTTTAGCTTTGTATATGCTTCATCCTGACTGATGTTATAAAAAGAAGCAATATCTCCGGCAAGTCCAGTAAGTGTAGACCCCATGTCATAGGCGGCTCTTTCTGAAAATCCAAAGGACTTCGCCATAGCTCCAAATGTTCCGGTAAACTTCTTTGCCATTGTCTCTGACAGACCGAAACTTCCTGCTGCCGACTTTGCAAATTTATCCACCTGGGCTGTCATGGAAGGGAATGTCACATCTACTACATTCTGTACTTCCTGTAAATCTGATCCCAGTTCCAGACACTGTTTTCCAAAATCTGCAAGTTTCTTTACTCCGAAGGCAGCCGCAAGAGCAACACCTGTCTTTTTGGCAAGATTCATCACCCCGGACATTTGCTTATGAAATTTTTTCTGATTAACAACCAGATCAAGGCCAATCTCACCTACACTTGTAGCACTCATATATCTCACCTACCTTAAAACGCAAGGTAGGTACGCGCTGCTACTCTTTGGTGCAGCCTATTGACTCTTGCCCTTGTCTGAAATTCAATTTATTAATAGCTCCGCAGCGCGGGCATTTGATTTCTCCTTTTACGACATCTGCTTTCATAAGCGTCCGCCCACATTTGTTACATTTTATTTTTTCAATTTTTCACACCTCCCGCCATGGATATGAACGCTTTCTTAAATCCTTCCAGAATGTCATTCATATCTTCTGGTTTAATCTGTTTTGCCCGTCTGGCTCTCCATTCATTACGGATCCGTTTCTGTTCCTTGGTAAAGTGCTTCAAAACTTCCTTATCTTCCTCTGATCGGATGGAAACAATACGTCCGAGAGCTGTATCCGGTCCCAACCCAACAAGGAGATCTCGAAATTCGCTCCATTTCATTCCTGCCGGAAGTTCTTTTGATAGGCGTATCCCGTACTGTGACTGGAAGGAAGACACAATCAAATCAAAATCTCCCTCCAAATCATAGTACGGGTCACTACTCTCCCGTTTCGTTCTCTCCCATGACAAGGTTCATTGCTTCCTCCACAATGACCATCAGGGATTTTGCAGAAAGTTTTTTCTTTCCTTTTTTGATATTACAGATCTTTTCTACATCCTCCGGTTTGAAGATCAGGTTCAGTGCCTCTTCTACCGCCTGAAGCTCCCCTTTGTTTCCAAACGCCCCCATAAGACGCAGCATAGTTTCTGCATCTGCATTTACTTCTGCTTCCAAGGTTCCAATCTGCATGATTGGATTTTCGTCAAAACTAAGTTTTTCTGTAATATCTACTATTTTTGCCATGCTTATTCTCCTTTTGGTGTAACGGTTGGTTTTCCGTTGCTCATGATCTCAAACTCCAGAGGCGCTACTGCAGTGGAATCGCCTGCTCCTACATTTGTTACATTGATAACCGCTTTCGGGAACTCTACTTTGGTTCCGTCTGGGAACGTCCACTGGAAATTCTTTTCCACCTTTCTTTCATTCTCAAATGTCAGTCCGGCAACCAGATCATTTCCTTCGTCTCCTACGTTTCTCTTTGCTGTAACAGTAATAGTTACACCTTTTCCGGTCATTAACCGACGCACCCAACCCTGTGTATCAAATGGTGTCCACTCTTCAATATTGTTGTCAAAGGCAACGCCAAAAGTCTCGCAGTCTGCAATATTGACATAAGATGCCGGGCCTTCGGCTGCGGCTTTGTCC